TCAGCGACCCCAAGCACCCCGAGAACGAGGGCAAGGTGTTCCTGTTCAAGTACGGCAAGAAGATTTTTGAGAAGATTCAGGGTGCGATGAACCCCGAGTTCCAAGACGAGAAGCCCATGAATCCGTTTGATTTCTGGAACGGTGCAAACTTCAAGTTGAAGATTCGTCAGGTGGACGGCTACGCAAACTTTGACAAGAGCGAGTTTTCTGCTCCGTCAGCCCTGCTTGGTGGCGATGATTCTGCGCTTGAGAAGATGTGGAAGACGCAGTACTCCCTGAAGGAGTTCACCGATCCGAAGAACTTCAAGTCCTATGACGAACTGAAGGCTCGTCTTGAGCAGGTTCTTGGTGGCAACATCCGTGCAACTGCATCGGACGCGGTTGCGAAGGGTGGCGCGGAGAAGGCTTCGTTTGGTGACGAGGACGCTGCTCCTGCGCGGAAGCCTTCGCTGTCCCCGCCTCCCACGAAGAAGCCTGCTCCCGTGAAGGAAGCCGTCAAGAATGACGATGACGACACGGAAGACGCTCTGTCCTACTTTGAGAAGTTGGCAAGCGACGACTAAACCCCTTCGGTTTCGCAGAGAGAGGCGCACGAAAGTGCGCCTTTTTCTTTTATGGTACGAGTGAGAATGTCTGCATCTGCTTCTGCGTTGGTTCGTTGTTGCGAATACGCAGATCATCGTTGAAGTTGTTCACTACATTGCTTACGCGAGTATTCACCGATGAGTTGCTTATGGTGGGTGCAGCCGATCCAACAGCCGCAGACTGTGCATCACTCAATGCTGCTTGTTCGGCAGAGTATTGGTTGAGCATCTTTCCTGCCGTAGTGTTTGGAGTGGTTGCAGACAGCACACCTACTGTTGTGGATTGATCAGATGTGTTGGTGGATGTAACCGTAGATGAAACAGATGGAATCGTAGCAGCAGCGGTCGCGGACTGAGCGGCATTGATAGCAGCGAATTTCCCTTGTTCTGATGCAGCAGATGCAGACGGCATTGCCGTGGGATCTATTGCCATTATTCTTTCGCGTATCTGTTTAGTATCGTCACCAGGACCATATGATGCTTCATATGAAGCAAGAGCATCAAGTGCTTGCGCTCCTGTTATCTTTTTGTCTTCTAGCAATTTGGGCAATCTTCTCGGATCTTGAGACATTGCCGCAATGTATTCTGGTGTGGATGTTTCTCTCTGTTGTTTTTCCGCCGCTGCCTTTTCTGCCTCTTCAAATTTACGATCCCGTTCCATGTCAGCAAATGTCCATGTGTCCTTATCAAACATTAGTTCTGACAAATTCGTGCCAAAGATCGCATCAATTCCAGAATTGATCAGCCATGCAAGACCGCCTCCGATGGCTGCTCCAACAGTAGCCACCAGTGCAGGAATCGCAACAGTCAGAAGCGTGCTTCCGATTGCAGCGATAGCAGATCCAAGCCCTGCTATTGCTGTCATTAGTACTGGTCCAATCGCCCCGACTGCTCCCATTATCATTGGACCTAGAGCCGCGATCCCGTTCATAAGCATCGGACCGAGAGTTGAACCAAGCAGAGTTGAAAGCAGAGAAGACAGGAATCCACCACCACCTTCTCCCATTACCATCTTTGCTGCATCTTTGGAAACCTTGCCCCCGACTACATTCTTGCCTTCTAGTTCTTGTTCTCGCGCTCGGATTTCAGCGGAATCACTTTCCACTTTAGAGAACTTGTTTTCTACGAGTGACCGTATTTTCGTAATTTCTTTGTAGATTGCCCCGAGTGTGGATGATACTCCCTTTCCACCGATAGAGTCTCCCATGAGATCAGGAATGGATGATGCTCTAGCACCGCCCATTTCTCCTGATCTGCCGCCCATGTCATTTCGGCGCAGCAGTCCCTTTTCGTATTTGCCCAGTTCTTCTTCTGCTTCTCGTCTTTGACGGAGGAACCCGCCTAGGATTCCTCCTACCACTGGAACTCTTGCAGCAATTCTTTCGGGTAGTGTTTTCTTGAAGTTTTGGAATCGCTCTTTCAAGTATTCATAGAAAGACGCTTTTTTCCGCAACTGATCTTCTACTGGAGATATTATGTCGTCTAATTTAGCGGAAACCTGATCCGCGTTTGCGGTCTTCTTTGCAAGCCGTCTGATGACTTGAATTTTTGCGTAGATTTCTTTTGCTTCTGCACTCTCTGCGAATGCGGCATCTCTGTACAAGGATTCGGCTTCGCGCAGCAGAACAGATGCAGACACAGCCAATGGATCTCGTCCTGCATTGGCTGATTCTACTAGACCGATTCCTACCCGCGATGCTCTGACAGCCGATACTCTATCCTCTGGTTTCAATGGCAAGAATGTGCCTCTGGCACTTCTACCCTGTCGGGCTGCCAGTTGTCTTTTGATTTCAGATTCTGAATATCGTTTAGCCATGACACTCCCTTTTTCTCATATTGTATTAGGGATCACAGCCGTTTCTTATTATCGGTTTTTTCTTTTTCTCGTTTCAAGTGAGAAATTAGCATCTGTATGTATACCTCTCGTTCCCAAGGTAGCATCTGCTCTAATTCTGCCAGAGAATATCCGTGGTGCTGCATGAGATTGAAGTTCATTTGGTAATATGCCCCCAAGTCGTTATGACAGAGGGCTACCGAAAAAAATCGGATACGCTCTTCAATTGTACGCTTACCTTTTGCGAGCAGTTCGGACAGTTGTAGGAAAACTCGTATATCAGTTCTGGTACACTCTGAATGAACTCCATCATTTTTGCAAACTGATCGGGAAGCATATTGTCCACGAAATCGGATATCTCTTGAGGATTGATGTCCTTTACCTCGTATACCTGATCTTTCAGGATCACAGACTCTATGCATCGCTTTGCCATGTCAAAGGCTATTTCCACCTCACTCTTGTTGTAGTCAATGTCGTACATGGTCGGATATCGCATCACGATGGTCAGATCATCCGTTATTTTGATATTGCTGTCTGCCAGTGGTTTATCCATTGGCTTGATGGTGATCTCGTCTAGTTTTATCTTGATGCTTGTTTCCTTGCCGCAGTTGGTGCAAGTCACTTGAGGCTTGACCTCTTCTCCAACGGACTTGGATCTGATTTGCAAAAATGCATACTCAGCATCGGCAGCGGATAATTTTCTGGTGTCTAACCCGTTGTTTGTGCAGGCTAGGATCACATTTCTCATAGCATCGTTTATCTGACTTATGCTTTTAGACTGTAGTGCCATCAGTAGGATTTTTTCTTCCTTGACGACAAAGGGTCTAAACTTAGCATTTATTCCCGAAACGGGGAGTGTCATACTGTATTGTGGCAGCGAAGCATTTGTCAAATTCAGGTTTGTCATGGTGTTCCTTTTATCAATATAGACAATCCATATTTATGTGTTCAGTTCGGGGTATTGGTTACCGATTTCCACTGCTGCGGATCTATCCCGCTTCCTGCAATATTTCCCATGTTGTAGAGCGATCCTCCGTTGGTCTGTAGGAACGCAGCGGGTGTTGATGCTTGGGGTTTCACGGAAGGTAGCCCAATGTACTGTGGGGTGTACTTGCGGAACGACAGTGTGATGTCTTGTCGCAAGTAGTCATTGTCCTTGTCGTAGCCCATCTGCAAGTCTCCGATAGACTTGGGATAGACTTCTTCTACAAAGAAAGTGTAAGTCGGCAGTTCGTCTTTACCGAACACATTTATCTGTAGATCGGTGATGTAGTCATCATAGTAGCCGAACTTGAAGTTGTCGCGGCTGCACACAAAGTTCATCCAGTCTTCAAAGAACTTTCGTTCTCTGAGATCCGCTGACAGAATGACGGATATTGTCATTTCGCCCGCATAAATCGGTTCGTATGGCATATTACGCGCAGGACCATAGAACCGATACGGTGTTGTTGAGAATCCTCTTCCAGGAACAGTTACAGAATCACACCGAACCATCAAGTTCTTTAGTTCGCTTGGATTTCCCGTTGAGAAGATGCTAGGCACTCCAAACATCAATTCGTAGCGATTGCTGTAAGCAACGCCAGATCGTTGGATTGCTTGGATCATCTCATTGATGTTTGATGGTACTAGTGCCATTAACTTCCTCCCCGAATTACTGCATTTCTGCTGTCTCTGTATACGGTTTCTGGTCTTGCACCAACAAATTTTTGGGTGTTGCCATTAACCATGTCTTCCCAAAGATCAAACGGTACTAGCACGGGTCTGCGCTTCATGCCTTTCCACAAATATCTTCTGTAGCATGGTTTGTAATATTTGAATATTCTCCGTGCTTTCAGACGATCATGGTCTATCTTCAGCCGTGTTTTCCATTTTTCGTTTGCTTTGATTGTTGGTAGTCCTCGCATGATTACATCAAACAAGTCTTTCCGATATTGTGGGTGTATGAAGTGTAGGTTTACTCCTTCAAATCCACCCCTGTATACATCCGTTATCATTACGAGCGGAAACGAATCATAATATGTATTGCGAGAAACGAAAGAGTCACTTATGGGTTTATACTTGAAGAACACCAGAGAACCTGGCATCAGCCTGTTCGCTATTTGCAGTTGACCGTGCTTGTTCAACATCATCACGAATTGGATGTATGTCTGATCTGTGCCGCCGAGAACCACAGTGGTTTCGTTCAGCAGACTCTCTAGTTCGGCTTTTTGTTCGTTTAGACTGTTCATGATTTTTTGCCGAATAGTTCGTCCTCTGTGATTATTTTGAACTCCCAGCCCTTTGCGTCAGACACTCGTTTGGCGGCTTCCCACTTGGCTTTGTTGGTGATCCATGTTTTTACTTCTGTGATGTATCCCCGCGTCACCCGAGTACGCTTTTGCGGCTCTTGGCACTGCTTTTTGGGTTTGATCTCTACCAACCAAGTCTTGATTCCGTCAGCAGTCTTTACTTCAACCAAGAAGTCTACAAAGTAGCGGTGTGGCTTTTTGTCTATGGGACTCATGTATGGGATTACCACTTCTTCGGATGCCCAACGGAGAACGCTTGAACTGCTGTCGCAGTACTTCATAAACTTTCGTTCCCACATACTGCGATAGACGATCTT